GTGCCGCATAGTCAAGCCCTTTTCCCGAACGCGGGATACTATCTATCTTCTATCTAACCTTGAACTACAACTTCAAATAGAAAGAGAAGAGTAAGATGAAGAGTAAAGTAAAAGAGAAGAGAGGCGCTCCCGGAAAACGACGTGAAGCGTTCCCGGAAAAAATCGAAAGCACTGACGGTGTGTCAGACCTTCCGAAAGTTCGAGCCGACGTATTCCGGTTTGTTGAGATGATCGCGAGAGTTTCCGGCCCGGAGTCATCGGGTGCGTTGCTCCGGGACCGGGGCCAGCATTTCCGGGGTGCTCCGTTACCGCGACGCGTTCGCCGGGGAATCCCGCAAGCCTGTTACTCGAATGCGTTCCGCTTGCTTGGGTCCATCGGCGTCAAGCATTACTACGCCGAAGGATACGCGATGCCGTCGTCTCGATTCTTGGCAGTGCCGCACGCATGGATTGTCACTGAGGACGGAACGGTGATCGACCCGACGTGGCCCGACACAGAGAAGTGTGCGTACTTCGGTCTGGCCTTCGGCCATGACGTTGTGTCAATGATGGTCGAGAGCGGATGGCCGGGAGTGTTCGATAACTTCCGTCTGTGGCGACAGTCTGACGCGCTGGCACGGGTTGTGGCGGGCATCATAAAAGTGGACGTGCAGGGCGTTGTGTTGGCGGTAGAAAGCGACGAGCAGGGCGTTCAAAATAGTTCTTGCAATACCCGAAGCGTGATCTAAGCTACGCATCCAACTCAAGGCGACGACCGGTGTTGAGCCGGTTGTGAAGTGTGAAAAGGGCGAGCAATGCCAGCAGTGGCCGACATGGATAAGGCACGCGAACTCTTGCGTGCTCGGTGGGGGTACGACGACTTTCGCAAGTCGCAAGTGGTGGTGATTGACGCGGCGTTGCAAGGCAAGGACGTTCTCGCCATTCTGCCCACGGGCTACGGTAAAACCGCCACCTTCCAGATTCCAGCATTGGTGCGTCCGGGCGGGGCATTGGTGTTCAGCCCTTTGATCGCGCTGATGAAGGACCAGTGTGACGACGCGGAGAAGCGCGGCATCACGGCGACGTACGTCAACAGCCACGTCGATGACACCGAAGCCGTCGAACGCCTTGAGGGTTTCGTCGCGGGCGACTACAAGCTGCTTTACATTGCGCCTGAACGCATCCGCTCGAAAATCTTCTGGCGGCATATCACCCAAGCACGCGTGAACTTTATTGTTGTCGACGAGGCGCATTGCGCGTCTCGTTGGGGCCACGACTTCCGCCCAATGTACGGACGCATTCACGAACTCGTGGAAGCGTTCCAGACCATGAAGGGGCGTCCGCCGATCATCGCCGTTACAGCGACCGCGACGGCTCGCATCGAAGAGGACATTGCGAAGTCGTTGGGTATGACCGAGTACACGCGCATCGTCGCGGACCCGGTGCGCGAGAATCTCAACTACCTTGTGTACAGCGGGAACAAGTTCGGCAATCTTGACAGCATCATGGACTCGTGGGACCCGGCGAAGGGCCGGTACATCCTGTACAGTTCGACGCGTAACTTCGCCACGACGATTCGCGACATTCTCGTCCGCCGATTCGATTCGGATTGTGTGGGCATGTACCACGCGGGCATGAACCGGAAAGAGCGCACACAGATTCAGGACGCGTTCAAGTCTGGCGCGAAGCCGATCATCGTCGCGACGAATGCGTTCGGCATGGGCATCGACGTGCCGAACATCCGGGCCGTTGTCCATATGGGCATCCCCGGCACGCTTGAGGACTACATGCAAGAGGCCGGTCGAGCCGGGCGCGACGGTCTGGAATCGCAAGTCATCATTCTGGTCGAGCCCCGTGACATCGACATTCAGGAATACTTTATCAGCATGTCGAATCCGCCCGCCCGGTTGTACCGGGCCTTGTGGACGTTCCTGCTCGCTGAGTGCCCGGCTGGCGACATGTTGCAGTTGACCGGCAAGGACATGATCCGGGCAATGGAGATCGGGAACTACTTGCAAGAGGACGTGACGGAGCCGCAGATTTACACGTGCCTGAACGTGCTTGAGAAAGCGCGGCTGATCCGGCGCAACGCGGCCAAGCCCGGACGCGCATTCAGCATCACGCCCGCCCGGTTCACTGCCGCCAGCACCCGATTCAGCGACGGAAGCAGCAAGGCGGTCTATGACGCTCTGTCAACGATGATCGGTGAATCGCAAGGCGCGTCAGGAAACCCGGACCGTGAATACGTGATGCTGAGGACCACGAACGACGAGATCGCGGCGAAGGCCGACGTGGGCGCGTTCAGCGTCACGAAGGTTCTCAAGCAGATGGACGAGGCCGACATCCTTTCGGTCGAAAAGGTTTACCGGGGCAAGACTACGGAAGTGCTCAAGCGCCCCAAGACGCTTGATGGCACGTTCGACTTCGAGGCGTTGGAACATAAGCGCATCGCAGCGGACCGGCGGTTGAGGATCATGGTGGAGTACACACAAGTTCCCGCGAGCCAGCGCATCCAGTACATCCGGGATTACTTTCTCAAGAAGAAGTTCGAGGACGACCTATAGGGGGCGGTGCCGTGGCGACGATCATTCAAACTGGCGAGTACGAAGTCGGCGATGGGGTCCTCTACGGGACGGACATCGACCGCGCACTTCGGAATCTCGCGAAGGAAGTTGAGTTGTTGGAGACGCAGGCTCGCAAGGCCAACCCGATCACGGACAAGGCTTTGTACGCGGCATTCAGCGCGGGGTACCTTGTGAAGTTGCATGACGCATTGTCAATGTTGCGTGGCTACGTGACAGCACAGTGCGGGATGGACCGGGAAGATGATGCAGACGAGTCGTCGCCAGAGCGGCAACCGTTGAACGATTAGAAGCGATCTATGAGCGAGAAGGTCGAAATCGAAATCGAAGGTGCGTGGGCTCGCTTGAAGCGTGGCCCGGTGAAACTGTTGGATGCGATCTTCAAGCCCCTCGACCCCAAGCGGTACTACAACCCCGCGTATCGGCAACATCGGTGGGACGGTCGCGTTCCGTTGCATGTCGGGCGTGAGTTCCCTGCCGGGCTCGTGAAGATGCTGACTGATTATCTGGACAGCATCAAAGTGGTGTACACCGTTTTGCGCGTCGGCAAGATGGTGACGATTGACCTTGAGGGCTGGTCGAAGAGCATCCTTCCCGGCATCACGCTTTGGGACCACCAAGATCAACTGTGCCGCGCCCTGCTTACGAACGAGCGCGGCGTTGGGAAATCGCCCACGGGTAGCGGAAAAACCGAATGTATGGCCGCGATTGCCTTGTTTCTGTTTCGCAAGTACGGCTGGCGCACGCTGATCGTCACGTCCAAGAAGGGCCTTGCCCGCCAGAACGCGGCACGCATGAAGAAATACTGTGGGCGCGAGATGACGGTCGGTCAGTGTGGTGACGGGGTGAAAACGATTGGTGACGTGACGTGCGCTACGGCGCAAACGTTGTTGCAGGCACAAACGCGGACGCGGAAGGTGGCGGGCGGGCGGGAAACGAGAGTCGTCAAGGGCAACAAGTCGCTGGCGGACTTGATTGAGAACACGGACGTGTTGTTTTTCGATGAGGCGCATCACACGTCGAGTGAAAGCTGGTACGAGATCGGAATGGCGTCGAAGGCGAAGCGTCGCTACGGCGTGAGCGGGACCCCGTTGAAGGACGAGGAACTTCAAGACTTGCGCTTGCTTGGCGTCACCGGCCCGGTCGTGGTGGACATTCAGGCGGACGTGCTGATCGGGTTGGGTCTCGCGGCGCGGCCTAAAATCTGCATGGTCATGTCTGACGATGCGTCAGGCGAAGAACTGGATTACGTGTGGATCGTGACGCGGAAGGGCAAGAGCAAACAAGTCCCCAAGCCTTACCCGGACGCGTACGCAGAGGGCGTGGTGGAGAACGAGACGCTCAACGACTCTGTTGCACGGGCGGTAGCGTGGTTGACGGACCGGGGGCGTCGAACGCTCGTGATCTGTCGCCGGAAGGAACATTACAAGCGGCTGGATGAACAGTTGACGCGCCGGGGTGTGGATTTCGCGTCCGCGTGGGGGGCGACCGCAACCGAAGAGCGCGACCGGCTCAAGACGTTGCTGGCTGACCAGAAACTCAAGTGCATTCTCGCGACTACGATTTTCGATGAGGGCGAGGACGTGCCGACTCTGGACGCGATTGTTCTGGCCGAAGGTGTGAAGTCAAAGACGAACGCGATCCAGCGCATCGGGCGCGGTATGCGAAAGAAGAGTGGGGGGAATGATCTGTGGGTCGTGGACTTTGTTCCGACTGTTCATCCGACACTGGTGAAGCACGGCTCGGAGCGGGCGAAAGCGTACGAGGCCGAAGGTTACGAAGTGCTCGTGATTGAGAAGTGGCCTGACATGGAAGCGGAGTCGCCGGTTGACCTTTTGCCGTTCGAGACATGGGAGTCAGAGTATGCAACGATTCCCGGTTGAGCGAACTGACGGAAGGCCGACGTGCTACTCCGTGTCGCACGGGGTCATTGAGGAACTGTGCGCCCGGTGCCCGTTCGAGCAGGCGTGCAAGCGCGACACGGCGTACTGGACTGACACACTGTCACTGACGGAAGCGTTGCAGAAGGCCGAACGTGCGTTCGAGGGAGAGCGACAGACTGAGGACGTGGCGCGGTTGTACATGGACCTTTGCAGGAAGCACTACGGTCGTCGGTTTCCACCGAAGGCCGAAGAGTATCTGCGTAAGGGGCGCGGAGCGGACTGTTTGATAAAGGCGAATGCCGCTTGTGCGGCAGAGGACTTGGACATTGCGTTGTGGATTGAAGCGAGCATGGTGGGAATGTTCGCGTACGCGAAGCACAGCAAGTGGGGATTTCAGCCGTGGATGCTGGTGGGGGACAGGGCTCGCGCCCGGTACAACATCTTCATCCGGAAAGCGAATCGAAAGCGCCACGTTAGCGTGGGCGCTTTCGATCATAAGACGAAAGCAGCATTGCGCGAGAGGCTGGCACTTGACGAGTCAATGGTGGGATCGAACTACGTGGCGGCTTACATTGCAGACGAGCCGATGACGTGGAAGCAGGCATCCGACATGGCCGAAGTTTCGTCGGAGTGGGTGAAGAAGTTGGGCGGGCGTGATCTGTGGCGGATCATCCCGTTGCAAGCAGCCGTGGACGTGGCCGCGTCTTATGACCCAAGACTTCCTGATTTGATTGGGTTCACGGAGTTTAGCTGGCAAGAACTGGCAGTGGCGTTGTCGAGAATCATTGACACACCGTCACAGCCGGAATTGGACCTTGACGATATTCCGGGCGTCCTCTACGGGACGCACCGGTTATAGGGGTGGGCGGCATATGGCACAGGGCAGTGAGACCGGAACGTACTCCGAAACCTTCGGAGTCGAGTTCCAACAGCACAGCTTGGCGGTGCTGGCACGGACACCGATGGCGGTGGGCCGTTATCGCACGGCATTGGACCCGCGCTATTTCGTTTCAGACACGATGCAGGCCGTCGCGAAGGCGCTGTTACAGAACTACGACAAGTACAGGGCGAATCCGTCGAGGGCGACGCTGATCGAGGCGACGCGGGAGACTGCTGCTGACGACGTGTTCCCGGCGTGCGAGAAATTGATTCGCCAGATGTACAAGGCGGACGTGGCGGATGCTGAGTCGGTCCTGTCCCGCATGGTGGAGTTCGGGCGCGAGCAGGCCGTTATCAATGCGATGATGAAGGGCGCGGAACTGCTTGAGCAGAAGAAGCGCAACATGATCGTCCCGGAAGTTCAAAAGGCCCTGCTGGTCGGTGAGGACCTTTTGGACATCGGTATCGATTTCACGTCGGGCGGTGAGGCCCGCGTGAACTGGTACGCTGAGGACGAGAACCTTGATAAGATTCCCACCGGGCTCCCGCACTTGGACTACGCGATGAACGGTGGGCTTGGACGGGGCGAGTTGGGTGTCGTGCTCGCACCACCGAAGCAGGGCAAGACGACAACGCTCGTGAACTTCGGGCACGGGGCTCTCATTTCGGCGGCGACTGAGGCCGGGTTCAATGTCATCCATTACAGCCTTGAGATCAAGCAGAAGCCTCTGTGCCGTCGCTACGACAAACGTCTGGCCGGGAAACTCAACAAGCTGTTCAAGGTGGACCGGGCGACGTTCATCAAGGAAGTCGAGGCCAGAGCGCAGCGGTTGTTGCGTGGGCGGTTGTTTGTGAAGCATTACACGACGCGGTCCTGTGGCCCGTCGAACATCCGGTCCCATCTTTCAATGATGGCCGGTCGCGGGTTCAAGCCCGACATGATAATCGTCGACTACGCGGACATTATGAAGGCCGAGCGGCGTCTTGGTGACATGCGCCATGAGCAGGCGGGCATTTACGAGGACCTTCGCGCTATCGCGGGCGAGTACAACGCGGCTCTCTGGACCGCTTCACAGGCCCCGCGTGCGGCGCTGGAAAAGGAAACGCTCGACATGCGTGACTTCGCGGAGTCGTTCGAGAAGGCCGCAGTGATGGACGTAGGTCTGGCCTTCTGTCAGACACCAGACGAGCGCATCGACGGTGAGTGTCGCCTGTTTATGATGGGCTTGCGTGAAGCTGAGGACCATCGGACGGTGCGTTGTAAGATTGATCGTGATAGGGCATTGGTGAAGAGCATCCGCCTTCTTGACGTGTCAATGACGCCCGTGGATACACCGGCGGACGATGAGGCGGAACTGGCACAGGAACGCGAGGAAGCGGAGACCGCCAAGACGGAGCACGCCCCGCAGAGTGTACTACGCAAGATCAAGCAGGACGCGGGAATCATCCAGAGTGGCCCGAAGAAGCGCACGCCGAAGGGGCCGACAAAGGTGGTGCCGCGTGAGTGACCGGTCGCTGCTGGAATATCTCGAAGAGCGATTGGGCGAGCCCGCCGTGTTCCCACGAGCGGGCGAATCGTCTTGGCATTGCCCGTTCTGCCTTGGGCGGACAGGGGACGAGTCGTCAGACCGGAAACTAGGCATCAACTTCTTCAAGCGCAAGGTCCACTGCTTCCGGTGTAGTTACAGTGCCAATGAGTTGTACCGCTTCTTCATGGACTTGAACGGCGGACGGATCACGGTCGAAGAAGTCGCTTTGCTTCGCGATGACCCGAAAGTGGTGGAAATCGGGAAGTTGCGTAATGAGATGTTGACGTTGTTGTACGGGGACCCGCAGACTAAGAAGGTGGTGCCGTTGAAGGCCCCGGCGCTTCCCCCTGACTGCATTCGATTGACAGAGAGTCATAAGAACCCGTTGGCGCATCGCGCCTACCGGTATCTGGACAAGCGCGGGATTGTGCCAGAGAAGATTCACAAGCACGACATCCGATTCTGCCCGAAGGGTCCGTGGGCCGGGCATTTGATCTTCCCGGTTTACCAGAATGGCGAGATGGTGTACTGGACGACGCGGACGGTTTCATCGACTGCGAAGAGCAAGTCCAAGAACCCGACGAACATGGAAGGGTACTACACCCGGTCGACGTGCCTTCTCAATTACGACAACTGTGTGGGCGCTAAGGTCGTGGCGGTGTCGGAAGGGCCGTTCGACGTAATGGCGTTCACGGCATCGGTGGGGACCTTGGGCAAGACGTTGAGCATCATGCAAGTGAAGCTGCTTGAGGGTCTGTGTCGGCACGGTACGGAAGAGATCGTTATTGCCGGTGACGCCGGGGAAGGAAAGGCTGTGGACCGCAACTATCAGGCTCTCGTGGGGCGCGTCCCGAAGGTGTCGCAACTGGTGTTAGACTACGGTGATCCCGATGAGCGTAAGGACGAGATTGAAGAACTGATGTTGGGTCGTCGTGAGCCGAGTGTTTCGGACCGGATAAAGGCGCGTTTGTTGTTCAAAAAATGACGGGCAGGGCGTGAAAAAAGGTGTTGACCCGTACGGATGGACCGTTAGAATGGGCGCGTTGCCCGCAAGGGCTTTTCTAACGCCACACGTCGGGGGAAGTGCCGGGCATTGTGCCCAAAGGCCGAGCGCCCCGGTGGCAAGGGAGAGATGTAATGTCGAGTACACTCAAGAGTTTGATAAAAGCAGCGAAGCAGGGCAAAAGTCTGATCGATCAAAGCGGGGGCTTCGATCTCGAACAGCCGGAACTCATCACGTACAAACTGTGGGACCCGTTCCGTCAGGCTCTCAAGGGCCAGCAGGACAACATCGTCGCGCTGGACGTTGATGAAGTCAAAATGCGAGACATCGATGTTCGCGGCACCATCGGCGGGACCGACTACCGGCTCAGTCACGCCGCGTTCGGCGATCTCTGCAACTTCGGCAAGATGCCTTCCCGGTTCGTCAAGGACCTCGCGAAGTTCGATGAGCAACTGGCTCTTGACGTTGTGTCAAGCTGCATCGCGCACACCTTCAACCGTGGCACCAAGAAGATGCTCGTGATCGACACGCGCTGCAATCGCGTTGAGGGCATTGTCTCGCAGGACACGTACAAGCAGATGCCTAACCTTGAAGTGATCGAGTACGGCATGTCGGCGGACAAGGACCTTGCGTTCGGTCAGGGTTGGACGTGCGGGGCGCATATGCGGATGACAGCGGTCAATGAAATCAAGCCGGTGCAGCCAAAGAAGGGCGACATTGTCCGCTTGGGCATGTCGATGGAAGCAGCCGTGAACGGAGACCACTCCGTCCGGGTTGCGACATACTGCGAGCGGCTCGTTTGTATCAACGGCATGACCCGCAAAGACGGGGATAGCTACCATGCGGTCCCGCACCTTGGGGACGTGCATATCAACGTGGGCAAGGCCGTTGTGCAGTGTGCCGCCAAGGCTCAAGAGTTTGCGCCGATGATGTCGTACGCTGCCAAGCGCGATCTTGGGCCAGAGGACATCAAGGCCGTGTTGGAGTTTATCTCGAACACCCGGTACGGGGGCAACGAGACCATCAAGCGCCGCGTGATTGCACTGGCACAGAACGAGGCGTTGGGTGAGGGCCGCGACAACTGCCACTTGACGCTTTGGAACTTCGTCAATGGCATTACGGCTTGCGCCCATGAGGCGAAGTCGATTCAGCGGAAGGTGGAAGTCGAGAACCTTGGGTTCCGCCTTCTGGACGCGTTCCAAGCGTCGGACAATTAGGTGAGACAGGGTCGAGGGGTCGGGATGAACAAGCCGGAATGCTTCGGACATCCTGACCCCCGTCTTTTGGACGTGTGTGGTAGCTGCGGGGTCCGGGCCGAGTGCTTCCGAAGGCAGGCCGACATGGAAGATGTTTTCTTCCTGATCCGCCCGAAGTCACCGGCACCAGAGGCGAAGCGACCGGCGACACGCTACGCGGAAGAGAAGTACGGGGCGAAGCCGTGGGAACGAGAGAAGAAGGACAAGGGCGTGTGACGCTATGTCAGAGACGGTAGCAAGGGCGAAGAAAACCAAGGCGACGCCGAAGGTCGACACCGATCTTCCGGCGCGTCCGTTGGTTCCCCCACAGGACAACCAGCCGAAGTCAGGGTGCTTGTTCTGCCCGTTGCTGGTCTGGTCGAAGGACTTCAACCAGCACCAGATCAATTACAGCCGCGACGCTCAACAAGTCGCCAAGCAGACTACCAAAGAGCGTGACGGGCACGTGGTCCGCAACCGGTGTGTCCAGCAAGCCGTGTTCGATGAAGTCGACATCCTGTTCATCGGCGACGCTCCCGGTGGAGACGAGGACCGCACAGGCGAGCCGCTGATTGGCCGGGCCGGTAACGTGTTGCGCGGCATGATCGACGAGTTCATCCACAAGCACAGCAAGAAGAGCACGGTCAAGATCGGTTTCACAAACGTGGTCCGGTGTAGGCCCCCGCGCAACAAGGCTCCCGGCAAGACCGAAATAGAGTGTTGCATCGGTGCGTTGCTGAACGAGATCGCTGTCCGCAAGCCGCGCTTGCTTGTGGCCCTTGGCGGACCGGCCCTTGAGGCTGTGACGGGCAAGACGGGCGTGATGACGTTCCACAATCGCATCGTGGAATGCACGCTACCGGGGTTCGAGTCGTTGCCGGTGCTGGCGTGCTATCACCCGGCGTACGTTCTCCGGATGGACCACCAGCTTGAGGCGTTTGCGGACGCGTTCGTGACCGCGAAGAAGTTTCTTGATGGCAAGTACGAGGCGTTGCCCGGCGTGGGGGAATACTACGTGCTTGACCAGATCGAGTTGGTCGAGGACTTGGTCCGGGCGCTGATCGAGGACAATTCAGTTTGTGCGTTCGATACGGAAACCGGCGGGCTGTCACCGTTCAACATGACGTTCCCGCATTTACTGTGTGTCAGCCTGTCGAATCAGGAAGGCGTGGCCTACACGATTCCGTTTGACCACGACGATTCACCGTGGCGTATCGGCGGTGAGCGGGAGCATGAGCGAAAGCGGGTTGTGAGTGCGCTTCGCAAACTGTTCCAGTCAGGGATACCGTTCATTGCACAGAACGAGAAGTTCGACCGCAACCATCTCCGGTACACGCTGGATGACCTTGACCTTCCGATTGTGGCCCGCGACACGCTGTTGGAGCACTACGCGGTCGACGAGCGCCCCGGCACGCACGGTCTCGATACGCTGGCATATCGATATACAGGCATGGGCGGGTACGACAAACCGCTTGAGGATTACAAGAAACGCCACAAGCCCGCGAACCCGAAACTTGGTGGGAGTTACGCGAACATCCCCGGCAACATCCTGTTCCCGTACGCGGCGATGGACGCGGACGTGACGGTCCGGTGTGACCGGGGCATCCGGGCCGAAGAAGAGTTCAAGAACCCTAAACTTCGGACCCTGTCAGACAAGTTCTTGCCGCAGTTGTCGCGCACGCTGGCGCGAATCGAGTGGAACGGGGCAACGATCAATTCTGACGTGGTCGATGAACTGGACCGCGTTTATTCTGCCAAGATGGAGACGGCGCGGACCGCGATCTACGCATTGCCGACGATCCGGAAGTTTACGGCGGACATGATCGCCAAGGGCAAGTCCGGTAAGACGCGTAAGGACGTGTTTGAGTTCAATCCCGGCAGCACGACGCAGTTGCGTGCCATCCTGTTCGACTACTACAAGTTGCGCCCGGTGGGATTGACCAAGACAGGCTTCGACATCATCCGGGCGCGGTGGGCCAAGGCGTATGCCGCCGCTGATAAGGCGGGCGTCAAGAAACCGAGTTTCGATTCCGTCACGCGGACCGCCGTTGAGAAGCGCCAGTGGGAATACTTTTCCACGGACAAAGAGAGCCTTCACGAGTACGTCGCGCAAGGGAACGAACTTTCGACTTTGATCCTCGACTACCGTGAAGCCTCGACGTTGCACGGCACGTTCATCAAGCCGTTGGCGGACTTGCTGGACTCTGAGGGTCGCATCCACGGAACCTATCTCCCGTTCGGCACGCAAACTGGCCGTCTGAGTTCTAAGGAACCGAACCTTCAAAACATCCCGAACAAGGACGACGCGGTAATCAAGCGGTGTTATGTCAGTCGCTTCGGCAACGAGGGCGTGATCCTGCAACTGGACTACTCGCAGATCGAGTTGCGTGTGGCCGCGAGTTGGTTCAATGAACCGGAGATGCTCCGGGCGTACAAGCAGAAGAAGGATTTACACACTGTCACGGCAATCGCGATTTCAGGGTTGAGCCCGGACCGGTATGAAGCTCTGGACGATGCCAAAAAGAAGCAGTGGCGCACGCGAGCCAAGCGCATCAACTTCGGCGTGTTGTACGGCGGTGGACCCCCGGCGCTGCAACGCACGCTCAAGCAGGATGGCATTGATATTTCACTGGACGAGTGCAAGAAGCTGATTGACGACTACTTCCGCACGCGCCCGCGACTCAAGGCCGGTATCGAGAGACTCAAGAAGGAAACCGCACGCCTTGGGTATCTGGAATCGTTCACGGGTCGCCGTCGCCGTGTCCCGGAAGTGTTCAGTGAGGATGAGGAACTCCGGGCACGCGCTTTGCGCCAGTCGATCAATTTCCCGATTCAGTCCGGGGCGAGTGATATGACGTTGATGTCTCTGGTCCTGATTCAGCGGGAGATGGAAGAGCGTGGCTACCGGTCGAAGCTGATCCTGACGGTCCATGACTCGATTGTGTTCGACTGTCACGTGGATGAAGTGTTCGAGGTTGCGGAACTCGGCGTGAGGATCATGGAGACCATCCCGAAACTGTCCGAAGAAGTGTGGCCGGGGCTGGATTGGTCGTGGCTACGGTGTCCGATTGTGGCCGATGCGGAAATCGGCGTGAGTTGGGGACAGCTTGTGAAGTTCGATCCGCACGCGTACGACGTGGATACGGTGTGGGCCGATATGCTAAAAAAGGCTTCAAAACCACTGGCAGCGGCGTAAAAATAGCTATTGACACAACGGCATAGGCGTGTAGTATTCACCAGCCTGTGAGGAACGGGCGAGAAGTATGGGCGAGGCGAAGATCAGGAAGGTACTCCCGGCTGAGATTGGCGCGAAGGCAGCGCGGAATCCCAAGTTCGGGGAAGAGGCTTTGTCGGAGATCGAGGCTCTCACGCTTCGGTTGGACAGCGGCAAGGTCGTCACCTTCACGATTGCGGATCAACTCCGCATTCCTTCTAACCCCGCGAAGATCATCAAGGAAGCCAAACAGGCCCCGGCCCGGTTGGCTTTCTGGCGGGCGCAAGCAGCGCGAGCAGCGCAGCGGGCGCGGGACTCAGAAAGGCGTTACAACTACACGGTTGCGTCGTACGACCTAACTCATCGGGTGGCTAACAACGATGCGGACGGGGAGTACACCGAGAGACTGGTACGGTCTCAAGTGGACGTGACAAGGGAAGTGGTTCAGGCCCTACAGAAATTGAACCGTGCGAAGGAACAGGCGGAACTGTTGAAGTCTGTGGCTGACGCGGTGGAGCACAGGACGTACGTGTTACGGACCCTTGTGCGGCGTGAAATGAAAGGTGGCGAAGATGGCTAAGGTTTCTACGGCAATGCGCTCGCGAATGATGAAGCAGCGCGAGGGCATGATGGGGAACAGTAACCTCATCCAGAATAAGACGTTCACAAAGATGCGGATGCGTGTGCTTCCGCCCACCGGCTCTGAGGACTACGGAGTCGAGTACATCTCGTATTACTGTGGAGATGTTGACACCGAAAAGAAGTCGAGCACGTCCCCGGTCAGCTTGGGGATGCGTTGCCCCATTCAGGACCTTCTCAAGAGTGCGGACGAGAATCTCAAGGCCGCAATCGCTGACGTGACGACGCGGGAATACTGGATGAAGGTGATCGACCGGGAAGAGCCCGGCGATGCCAAGGCTCCCAACATCAAAATCCTTCGCGCCAAGACAACGGTCTACAACGAGTTTATTCGCCTGATGACCGACGAAGATGACGGCGAGGACGTGACGGACCCCGAAGATGGCAGTGACATCCGGGTCAAGAAGGAAGGGTCCGGGCTCTCGACGAAGTGGTCCGTGAACAAGCTCAAGAACTCGCCCCTGTCGGACGATGAGGCGTTCGGCAACGCGGTGCTGGCGTTGAACGGAAAGACGACGGTCGCAAGCAAGTTTTACAAGCTGGATTGGGACGTGATCGCTGCGATCTTCCAGTTCCTCACCGGCGAAGAGATGGATGACGACTACCGCAAGCAGAAGCCCGGCAAGGCCAAGTCTGCTTCCAAGGCTGACGCCGATGAGGCTGACGCCGATGAGGACGACGGCGACGAGGATGACAGTGTGTCAAAGGCCGA